GTTTCCGCCGGGATAACTTCCCCAGGGCAGTAAGGAGATAGCAAAGTTCTCGTTGGTAAACTCCAGCGCTGGCAGCAACCCCGCACCCTGAACTTCAAAAGGGATGGTCGAAATATCAGAACCGCTTTCAGAATGAAAAGCCGTTAGTGTATACTCTCCGGGCTCAATGTCTTTAAATTGGAATTTTATCGGCTGAGAACATAGCCACGGCGCATAGAAACAGCGCTTAAAGTACCCCGAGGGTATTTGTTCGTTGTGTGTTGCACAATCGCCCTGCCAGACCTGAATGGGTAATGCGTCGCTAAATATCATCTCTGCGTGACATGTTTCTTTGGGGTTGGTGTCTTCGCACGAGGCGAACATGAGTAAAACTACCGCTAATGTAAATAATTTTTTCATAAATTGTTAAATTCTACTCCATTACAATGCATTCGCCGTCCTCGGAAAGCATGAAATCACCCTCTTCAGAGAGTATCGCGTCATCCCCGCACGGGGCATCGAACCGCCCGAAGCAGATCGGCTGAGAGATCGAGCCAGTTGCCAGATTTAAATTGTAGAGTTCTTTAAACCATCCAGTAACGACCGCAGATCCTTTTGCAAAGCTATAATCAAATACGTCAACAAAAAACTTCACCGGATTCGCGTCAGTTTGGCTTATGCCAATGGCTTTTTCGGGCTCAGCATCCATTGCCATAAATTCATCTATGGTCATCGGTATAGAAATATCCCGAGATCGCATCGAAACTGATATGGTAATGTCAGTTACTGGAATATTTTGCTTTTCTGATAGTGGTAGTCCTTCGAATTTTGCTGGGTCACAATCGAATATCGACATCTCAGACTCCATATCATAGTTACCTTCTCCACTCTGGAATTTATACTCCGATCCCAAGTATGATTGTAACCCCGCATTTATATAGGGTAACCATCGTAAAAGGTTACGGGCAGGCGTAAGCCGTAAGTTGTACTTGGCCTGAGGACTGTGTAACCCGGTAACCGAATCAAAGCTTTCGTCAAACTCTGGGAAGAAGGGTATATAAGTAGCTGGAATTGGGTATAACTCCTCCGAAGGGATAGGATTAATAGCGACAATAAACGTATTGTCGTCAAATTTATAGTCGGTAGTCTTTTCCAGGCTTTGACGGCGGGTAAACTCCATAGCTGTTGACGCTGCAATGAATTTACTTTGAATGGTTATCTCTTTACCAGTTCTTTTAAATCTAGATGCATAAACGTGATTGGTCTGCGGATCATCTATGCCTGATACCGATTCGGATTTCCATGTTTCAAAACCTATGGTAATCTTATTGAAATTCAGGTCTTCGTCGTATGAAGTTTCGAACATGAGGTTATAAAAATCTACAGACGTACTAGAGTCGTCATAAAATTCTTCCTTTTTGCCGATGTATATTTTTTCATCACCATCGATTACTCGCGTCCCGAGTCCCAAATTTAGAATAGGGTCTATACCGTCCCACCATTCAGACATGGACATGCTCACGGGCTTAACATCAACATCGTATCCTCTAAACTGAAGTCCCTTGGCGAGTATGTACGACCAGTAACATCCATTAGAAGGGTATGCTATCGCAGTTAGATTACTACCTAATACTGGCGCATATAATGACACATTTTTACCAATAATTCTATCGGAAATCGACAGTGCAGCATCATGGATTAGAAACGAAGTTGTAAAACTTGTCGGGAATGTAGTGTCAGCTGTTACGCGTAAATATGAAATAGGTTCGCCAGATCCTGGATATGGAATTTCCTTTTCAAAGTCATAGTCGGTTAGTGACCATGTAATAGGATCAACACCTAAGTTTGTCAGTTCTTCATTTATTTGTAAATAATATGAATCTCCATTGTTTGTGCCACCAGTGACGTATACAGCCGAATTTACCAATTCATCGGCAGTGTCAGAGTCAGATGCCCTGGACCATGGTCCGGCAGAGGTAACATATATCCCATTTTGATAAAAATTACCTTGATCTTTTACCAGAATCCTTGACGACGAGGTAGTTATGCCGTCAATAGTTTGCTCACCTGATAGCACAATTGCGGTCGTAGTGGCTAAATCAACATCAGGTTTCCAATTCTTTCTAACACGACCAAAAAATATGACACCTTCACCACCCGAGCTATTCATGTTAGCGAATACAGTTACCTGCTCGCCCTTAAACAGATCTAGTGTAATTGATCCCTCATGTACACGTACTTCGTTAGGACCATACGAAACCGATGTTGATGGGATAAGATGTATTACATCAGGCATCACAGATGTATCGGATACCTTTCTTATGTAAATTGATGTTGGGTTAGCTACATAACCACTAAGCACAAAGTAACTTGCACTCTCTGAGCCCAACTCAAAAGTATATTTACCGTCGAATGGAGCCTCTATTAAAGCTAGTAGTTGAGAATTATCGAATTCAGTAAATGAATCAGGTCCAGTACTTATAGGATGTTCTTGAACGTAATATTTATTTAGATCATCAATTATTTTTTCATTAAAACCTAACTGGAAATCACCATCATCAGAATCAGGATCAGGATCATATATAGTCGAATATTTCTGATAGTAACTACCGTTATATCGTATAATCTGAGTCTTTGAAACAAGAGAACACGGCGTGTATATAGTCCTTGTACCGCCATCCTGGTCAGTTGGTGATAGTAAATTCACTGGAGTTGTAAATCTTGATAAGAATTTTGACCACAAATCATTTCTTATTATGGTCGCTCGCATCCTACCATCAGGCGTTTCTACTTTTGTCTCAAGATCAACCTGTCCATCAAAAGCAACAATGAAGTTTATATTATCTTTTGAGTACTCAACTTTAAAGCCAACAATTTCATCCACGCCAATAGTATCGGCGGCCTTTAGAAATGCATAACCCCCATTTGACGAGCCGGTGTCGCCATAAAATATGAATGACCCATTGAAATATTTTGATAGAGAATGGAATTTCTTATCACGCTCCTTGCGCAGGGAACCATCTTCCCAGCCATCAGGCTCACTAATAACCAGCGACCCTAATGTTTCATGACTTAGCGTGTATCGCCAATAAATCATATACTCATGGATTTAGATCTGGCCTTTCGTTTAAATGTTTCGCTCACTTGTCGGGTCTCGGATAGGACACCGTAGTCGTTTGCATAATTTGGCTGAGCCCTACGTAGCTCACGTATCTCTCTGACAATCGGTGATGCATCAAATGTTTGTCCTATAAACTGACTTCCTCCCGTTGAACCTCTAACTATTTCTTTCATCACTTCATCATTCAATCTACCTGCGCGTACAGCTTTAAGCACATGGAAAGATCCTCTCGTTTCGGCAGCAGTCATCACGGATTCACCTTTTGAAAGCCTGGCCTGTATCGAATCGCTAGTCGCTGTGCCGGGGCCTTGCAGATTTATAACACCTTTTTGGAATCTTGGCTGCTGTTTATTGATAACAGCTACTTGTGATAGCGTCTCTGCTGCAATGGCCAAAGAGGCAACAATAGCAGCCGGATATGGGAGAGTAGCAAACGCGTTGATAACAGCAGCCGCGCCGTTAATCAAGGTTGTTTTTCGTTTGTACTCCTTATCAGCTTCAAAGGCCTCCAGTCTAAGTTTACGTTCTTTTTTCTGCTCCTGCTGTCTGATCCTGTCTTTTGCCTGCTCATTATCTCCGGCGTATGCTATTTGCTGATCGTAATAGTCCTTTAATTGTGAAAGACGCTGGTCGTAAGCGTCGGCTTCTGCCTGCAAACCTGCGGTTATTACGTCGGTTACACTGAATATACCAGTGCTGATAAGATCATTCCTATGCTTGGCGAATTCTTCTGCAAGTCTATCCCAGCCATCCGACTCAACAACAGGAGTTACGCCAACTTCAAGATTTAGGCCTCCTTCACCTGTGCTGGCTGTTTTTAAAGCATCGTCTAAGCGACTTTTAATGCCATCAATAAAATCCTTCGACAATGCCTCCGTCGCGCCTTTCTCTTTCGGGAAGAGTCCCTCGATTATCTTGGTGTTATCCAGTTCCTTTCGGATTTCGGAGAACATCTTAGTGACCAATTTTCCATTACCAAGGAGAGCGCTGAGTTCTGCGTTTGTTTTCTCGAGTTCGGAATTAATACGATTGATATCAGAAACGGAAGTTGACTTTTCCTGTTCTTCGTTTAGCTCCTTTATCCGGTCTCTTAGCTTTTGAATAATACCGTTGCGCTCAATGCCAAGATTGTTCAGTCGCTCCAGTTCTTTTTGTTCATCCTGGAGTTCTTGATTCAGATCCGCTATTTCCTTCTCTTCGGTAGCCGCCGTCTTCTCATCCTGGATAGTCTTTATGAGATCTTGTTGCTTTTGGATAAGGCCAAGTTGCTCCTCTTGCTCTGTGTTTATTACTTTCAACGAATCAACCTTAGCGCGAAGAAGTCGTGCTGTCTCGGTCTGAAATAGCGCTTCGTCGCGACTAATATCTACCAGCTTTTTACTTAAAGCTATAGACTGCTCGATGGCAATGGTCCTGTTGTCCTCGTACTGATTTTGTAAAACGCGTTGGTTCTCTTTCTCAATTTCAATGTATTTAGCTTTGGTTGTAATGGATTTATCTAATGCCTCTATTTCTGCCTCGATAGCTTTTATTTGATCATCCTTACTCTTTTTAGATAGATCATTGATGAATTTAGATGCCGTGGTAGCTGCGTCCGTCTTACGGCTACGGTCGGCGTATAGTTCTTGTACTGATATGCCACGATTGATGGATTCAAACAAAGCTTCAAAGGAATCAGTGTAGTCCTTTAGGAACCCAGCGATACCACTACCTCCGAAAGTTTTTGAAATCTCTACACCTAATTCATGGTATGACACCGAAAGTTGATCGACTTGGGTGGCTGAGTTCGCCACAAAACCACCCATTTTTTTCATTTCTTCCTCAGCAATCTTCGCTACCGCTGCCGTAACATCGCCAACACTTTGTGCGGCGAGAGAGGCGCCGTTAAATTCTTCCTTAAGTCGGATGGCACTTATACCCAAGTTGTCGAGAATTAACGGTGATTTACGACCAATGCCGCTAACAATAGAATTAACCAGATAGTCAACAGAGACACCGGTTTGCTGAGCTCGGACAGCGGCGAATTCCAGTAGCTTAGGAAGGCTTTCAACAGCTATACCAAGGTTTTTAGCCTGTAATGTGCGCTGCATGAGGTCCAATTCCGTTACTGTGCCATGCGTGGCCCGCTTAAGATCTTGGAGTAGAATAGCTGCATTTGGTATTTGGCGAGCAAAAGCAAGTCCTACCGTTTCGACTGTTCCTGATAACTTTGCGGCTTCAAGCCCTGAGCTAACCAGTTCTTTTACAAGACCAACAGCAATAAACCCCCGGGCGGCCTGAGCCAATCCGACCAGACCCTCTAATCCCTTATTTTGCTCTGCATTTGCGCCTTTCTGTTCTTTACTGCCGTCTGCTACGGTCTTGTTCAGCTTTAAGTACTTTTTTGTAACGTCGTCGATCTCCTTGGAGACAGCCTTATATTGTGCGCTGAGCGATTCAAGGCGCGCTTTTTCAGATTGATTAGTGAGTTCTATAGATGCCTTCAGTTGGGCTTGTTTGATCTTCAGGAACTCCAAAGAGCTACCGAATTTCTTAGCCTCATTACCAGCTTGCTGATATCCCTTTTGTGCGCCGGCGCCTGCCTGTTCAGATGATTGGCGAAGCTTGTCTGTGGCCTGCTGAGCGGCCGCTGCGGCACTTTGCGCTTTATTTAGTTCTGAGGTATCAACCCGATACTTAATTATTACTTCCGGCATCTACATGGGGGAATGAGACGGTAAAAAATGGAAGGTATTTGCCCGTTAAGGCCATGTTTCGTCACGGCTGAACGACTTGCCGGTAGAATTCCGAGCGTCCTGCCGCTTCTTTAGCGCTAATATACGGAAATAGTAGTCATAAATGCTCATCCAGGCGAGTTCCTTGGTCAGTATGGGATCGCCGTCGGCCATCAGGACTATGGATTCATCGAATTCTCGGATGAATTCTGCTCGGAGGACGGTGGCGTCTCGAAGGTCGGTACGTATATCATCGTCTTCATATCGTTCAAATATTCCTGCAAAGATTCGGGCGAGATATTGTTCAGATTGAGTACATCGCTTATAGGACTCGTCAAAAAAAAATCGAGCGTGCCGGAGTCAGTCCAGACCTGCATCTTGTTTTTCGCGTGGGCCATATCGTAGCCAGTTAGGTCCTCTGTGTCGTCAAAATAGGTTACGCTGGCCAAGCGCTTGACCGTCTCAACCTCAAACTCCAGATCCAATCGGCTTTTGAAGGCATGCACGACTTTCCATATCTCGCCGAGATTGATGGAGCCTTTTTTGCCGTTAAGCTGGGTTTCGATCACCTCTAAATACCCCTTAGCAGTCTTCAAATCGATTCGCAAATCGACTTCCTTTAGGTAATTGAGAACCCATTTGTACCGACCGGTAGGCATCTGGTACTCCTTCTTAAAGCGGTAATACTGTACGCCTCCAGCCTTGAAAGCTTCTTCGACCATGTGGCCGATGTCTGGGTGGTGGGCATTGCGGACAGGCTTTTTAACAGCAACAGGAGGCTTTACTGGCTTCCGTTTGCGCGGTTTACTTACCGCCTTCTTGATCCTGCTTTTTGTCGTCTTCTTCGGTGTCTTCATTCGAAGGGTATAAAAATTCGATAAGGATGAAATTTAACCCGCAAAGCGCGAGTATGAAAAAAGGGGCGTGCAAAAAGTGAACCCGCGCGATAACGCAGGCCGCGACGCCATATATTGAGCTCATGCACGCCGGGCACGAGTAAATAGGCTTTGACCAGTATTCACCGACTTTCCGTTTAATCCATTCTCCGACGAAATGGAATACGAATCGAGGGCTCAAAACGCAGTGAACGCCCCAGATTACTAGAACCGAATAGGCAAGAATCCTTCCGTAGTAGTCGAGCAGTGATATTTTTTCCATGCATTTAAAAAGTCTTCGTATTTGTCGTGGGTTATGAAATACTCACCATCTACTGTGTAAATGATGGTTATGCCGTCTTCAATTATTTCCGGATCATCTTCTTCGCTCGTCCTACGGCGTATACTACTGACTTTTTCTAGGTCAAATGCCATCTTACGGAATTCATTATCAGTAGGTCCGCCGGTAATTTCCTCTAGCCTGCTGTCGATACACCAAACCTCTGTTTCGTAAATCCTCATGATTCAGATTCGTCTTTTTCTACCGTTACCTCGACTTTGATCGTTAAAATCGTGAAGATAAATTGCAGCACCGATAAAAATAAAGCCACATGGCTAAGCCATGGCTTAATACCTACCGATATATTAACGATGATAGCAATTAATAGAGCTATTGAGATTACAAGTTTTATATATTTCATATTCCTGCTTGGTTAAGTGCTGCGGTTATTTCCTCGGTATTGTCAAGGTAGGATATATCGTAATTTGACCAGTCTTCACCAGATAGTAATCGGGCTACAATAACCATATCCTCAACGGTGCCGTCTTTAATTTCAGTTACTATTTGGCACCCAAAAGAAGATGCCTCATAAAGTCTATATAATTCTAATGGTGAATTGTCATAATAATGGATGTTTAATACGACCTTCGTTCGCTTTAGGATAGGCCATATATCACGTCCAACCTTGTCAGTTACCACTGTTACATTCAAATCCTTTTTAAGTTGGTATAATATTCGCTCTCTACGGTTAGATCCATTTATCCAGCCATAGAACAAGTAATCGATATCCTTTTCGTATACACCGGGCTGTGTTACACCAGGAGTTACAATCGACATTTTAGGATGGGAGTATGCCTGTTGGTTGTATTCGCAGTAATCCCACACGGCGATAGCGTGCGAGATTATCTTGTGGTAATTCGGATTGAACCAATGTGTGCCGGCTATCTCGGTCTGCATAACGACGTACTTACGAGGCAGGTTAATGAAGTTGTGCGCTGCAGCGTTGTAGATGATGTAAGTGTCCGGATCACGGCGGTCGATCTTGTCCACTATCTTCGTAGCCCTGCCCATGCCGTTTAGCTTATCGCACAGAATCAGGGCGGCATGAAGTGTATGAGGCGGTGTGAAGATCTTAAACATCATCCTTATCTGTTATTACTCGCCAAATTAGATATACCCAAATTGCAGAAAGAACCATAAATAGAAAAGCCTCCAACATCAGTTCTTAAAGTTTGCTGTGCGTCTACCCCAACCCAAATGTTTTATGCTAGTCTCCATCAATGCCACGGCATTGTATCCAAACTCAGCAGTTCGGCGAGCGCAATCGATCTCATCACCGTATTCAGCCAGGCCATTCGGGAAGAAGCGCTTAAGATCTGACATTCGGCGCAATCCAGGGTTAAGACTGAACCCGTTCCATACGCCTTGGTATCCTTTCATGACTTCTTTTACTTGAATGCCGGATAAGGTGTGCGGTCGTTTGGCCATTGGATGCCGCGTGCAGTTGTGATCACGTATCCATACTTGATGAATGTCCGGATTTTCGTCCAATATATTAATGCTTTTTTCGATGAAGCCAGGGTTTTTATAATAAGCCCAATCATTTTCTGTCGTATAGACATACTCTGTATCTACTTTTGAAAAACACCAGTCAAGAGCAGCAGAGTATCCTCTCTTTTTAAAAGGGCATGAGATGTCATCGAATACATTGGAGTACTTTTTAATAACTGAATCATATACACCCTGGTCTCCAGAATCATCATGCAATATAGTTTTTGCAAACTTATGCGGGCACAGCTTCCAGAAGCTTTTTAGCGTCTGATCGAGCAAGTCCAACCGTCCGGAAGACGTCACAACAAGCGTTATGCGGTCGTAGATGTTCATAGGCGCGAGAATATTAAAAGCGTATCACGAAACCATGGCGTGTTACTGTTTACCCATTTTGTTCTGGCCTCTTCCGTTGAGTCTTGAAGATATCTAAACCCACGGCTTTCTATCTGCCTAATAGCGTAGCTTCTATCAACGCAGTTCACATGCCCAATTCCTGCTTGACCTGTCAAGGCCCAACTAAAAATAAGGTCTCCAGTGCAATGGTTAGTGATGCTATCCAATACAACATTCTCGTACCGCTTGTCGATGTGTTCGATAACCTCCAGGCAAATGACTGATCCTTTTTCGACTAATCGAAGCGGCTTTGTTAAATCGTGGATCAGAACATTCGGGTGAAGGAAATTATTAAGTCTGAACCCCTCAACGCCCGTGCAATTGAATCCTTTATTTTTTAGCGCCGCAATGTAGAAAGCATTACCGCACCCGATATCAATAACATGTTCTGACTTATCAAAATGTGAAGCCATGAATTGCGCGAGCTTCGGGCTGCTCTGATGGTAGGTATTGGCCTGCCATTGCGACCATATGCCGTTTATTGGTTCTTCTTCCATTATTTTAGGCGTTTTTACTATTGAATTGTAAGCCTTTTTCATGTTTGAAACAATAGCTTCCCTCTCGGAGTCTGTATAGGGTTTGTATATGCACTCAAAGCAATATGGATAGCTGGGATAATAGGTCTTTACATCTACCCCACAGCGCTCACATTTTGCGTTCAATTCCATTCCAAAACCTTTATTTTTTTACTATGCGCGTACTGCATGAACAGCCGCTCGCAGACAAATGTAATCAAATTATAGTGAACTCCATACACACTTCTTGTGTACCCTGGATCGACGTTTGCTTTATCCCATAGTTCGCCCTCCATGAGGTAAATTGAGGGCCGCAAGACGGACTCGACGAAATCTACGTACACGCGCTTCCTGGCGACGAATTGGTTAGCGTAAATGATGTGATCAGGATTCGGGTGATAGGTTATGCCAGTAGCCGAGCAGCAGGCCTGTATGAGCTCGGTAATACCCTTGTGTCCATCCTCTGACCATTCCATGAAGTTCCAGCCACGGCGGGCGATATTGTCACCCAGATACGGCGAATAGTTTACCGCGGCATAATCCCTTGCAGATCGGATTCCACGCATCACACAAAGATGGTCGCACTTTGTCTTTTCCGGAAACTTTGGCGAGAACACACCAACCCAATCATTAGGGTCGACCTCTTCCAAATGCTGGTTAACAATATTGAAAATGCTGTTATTCTCAAATCGGTACAATTTATCCTTAGCCTTGTTGTAATACGGTATAAACCCGTTTACCGGCTGGCTGAAGTCATCGTAGAGGACGGTAAAGATCTTTACCATAGCGGGCGGCATTTAGCTACGTTGTCGGCCCATTCCTGGCGTACTTTGGCCTCGTCGTAGAGGTAGTGACCGCCGTAGCCCTTTTTAAGATTCGTTTTGCTTAGGCGCGGTTGATACGCGCGATTACGGGCGAGCTTGCGCTCAATGCCGCCGATGCAGCGGTAATGCATCAATGTGAAATCTCCCTTTCTGCTATAAGTCACACGCCCAGAAGGATCACAATTATGCGCTCCGGGACGATAGTTTATTTCAGCAATGTTATCGGGGCGGAACATAACGCACTTTGCGTAATTCTCATACTCGTATCCGGTTGTTATCTCTTCGAAATAGCGTTCTGGCATTTTGTCTGAATAGACGTCCCAACCGACAGGCTTAACAATAGATACTCCTATTAATGAATCTTCCATTGTTTCAACTTGGCTATAAGGATTAGACCCAGGCACACTCCAAAAAAGTATTTCGTCAGCATCGCAAACCTGAACAAAATCAGCTTTAGATCGCTTCCAGCAGTTATTTTTTATGTCCAAGTATGTATTGTCATCCAATACACCAGGGCGCCCAAATTTAACGACTTCACAGCCCATTGATTCGGCAATTTTATCTGTACCGTCGTCACTGTAATTGTCGAAAATTGTAATCCTAGATCTGTAGTATGTCTGGTAGTGGTTGATCGTCATCCGGATTATCTCAGCCTCGTTCCAGGCGATTATGAATGCGTCTATTTTCATGGTTTACCATATTTAAATCCGGGCATTAACTCAACAAATTCTGTGTATGCCTTGCAGCACGGGCATCTATATGCTAATCTCGGTATGAATTGATAACCCGAATTAACCTCCACCTCGTCTTCGGTCAATTCAATAATTGAACTGCAATGTTTGCACCTCGCCTGCCTAGGCCAGGGTCGTTCGTTCGAAAGGTCAATTATTACTTTCACGGTTTGTAAAGTTCTTCGGAGAGTGAGCGGTAGAAGTCGAAAGCTTCATTATCTTCAAATAGATATAGCCTAAGAAATTTAAGGTCAGGATCTTTGTGCGTCATATCCATTGTATGCCCTTTGCCGGCGCACTTTCCTATCATGTGCTTTATGCCGAATGAATTAGTGAGAACAAATCCCTTTTGGGCCTGGTTAACCGATTCCCATAGACGTATATCCACAAATGGATCAGTGTTACGCCAAATCCGATGACGAATGAAATCACTTGCCCTAAAAGCGGTATTAAACAACGAGGATCTTGTTGGGTGCGTGAACTCCATGTGTGTTCGATTGCGTAAATTGTAGTATAGAGTTGTCGGCGTTCCTATTACGCTATATGGGTATCTCATTTGTGCGGTGAACAGTGCAAAATAATCTTTCGGATAGTAATCATCCTCTATAACACAGCACCACTCAATACCATCTTCATAAGCTTTTTTAACCCCATCGTAGACTCTTTGCACAAGATCGAATGCGTCGGACTCAGGCTCATGATTGATATGGTAAACTTTATCAGGCTTCAACGTCATCCTATCAAGCTGCCGAAAGCAGAACTCCGTAAGTTTAGGACGGTCGCCACGGTCGGGGATTATCGCGCAGAAGGTGGGGTGGCTCATAGTTTACCGAGTAAATTTATACGCTCATTGAGCGAAAGGCCTTGGTTTCGCATTTGTCGGTGAGCATGTACCTTTGATAATCTGCCCTTATGGAAATCAAATGAGATGAATCCTATACTCGAATATAGAGCCAATCCGGTGATATTACCGAAATCATGGGAGCAAGATAATTCAAAATCATGTTTCATATCGTATCGATAAACTTTGATAATGCACTTTCCTTCGTTACTCTGACTTTGACGCCTTTCTCTGACAGGAGCTCGGCGTAGCGTGCGTACTTCGACATCTCGTGATCGCCGGCTTTCGTGCCTTTACGGTAGATGTGGTGGTCATTGAAGTCAACACCGAAGAGGTTAATCTCCGTCGCGCCATCATCGGCAGCCAAAGACATAGCTACAAACGGGCTCGTCTTTGACTTGTAGATGAATCCCTTATGCAATCGGTGGCCGTAGAACTCCCGAAGAGTAAGCCACGTGGTGTCCTTAAAATATGCACTCCAGGCTTTCGGTGCGTGAGTGCAGAATTCAGGAGTTTCGATACTTTTAATAGTATCCAGGCGACTAGGCGCGAACTGATTAGGTCCATTTACGATGATCAGCTTATGAACACCCATACCCCACTTATAGCAGTCGTTAACGCCGTAAGCTACATCCTCTTTGATTCGCTTCCACCAGTTAGCCCCGGATGGACCGCATCCAACAATAGACGCAATCATGCTTCGGTTTTTTCTGGCAGATCGTCAGGGAACACTTCCTCTTTGTGCGCAGAATCATCCACCGGTGCAGCGTCCTCAACCACTGCAACCGGCGATGACTCACCCAGCAATTCTGCAGCCTCATCAACCAACGACTTCAGCTTGCGGAGTTTCTTGTTCTTCGTGTTTACCTGATCACGAAGCGCAGCAATTTCTTGCTCGTGGCCTTTAACCTCAGCGGACAGGCGGTCAATCTCTTTTTGGATATCCATTATCATTTGGTTTTGGTCTTTTTGCAATCTTTTAAAATCAGTGACTCGATGTAGTTGTTAAAGCTGCGGCCCTGCTCCTTACGGCGGGCGTCGGCGCACTCTACAGCTTCCTTCGTAAGCACGAGGTTCTTCCGTACGCGTTCACTCATTTCACCTCGCCTTTTGCATAAGACTCCACGTAACCGAGAATGCCTTGTGTGATCAGCTCGATCACCACTTCCTCGCTGTCGCTGTTAGCGTCCCAGGCTACGTCGTGACGTTTATCTGTAGCTTCAGCGGTGCCGAAGTAATTCGTTTTGCCGTCCTTTTGCTTTTCATCCCATGTCTTCAATGTTACCTGAATACCGTGTATCTCTACTGTCTGTGTTTTAGTCGCCATAAGGTTTTAGTTTTTCGCGTCGGGCGATGAGTGTTTCTTTGATTATCTTCCAATGTCCGTATTCTGCCGGAGAAAGGGAACCGGCGCACATCTTTTCGAATTGGGCGAGGACCCATTTTTCGGTCAAGGCTAGCGGAAGATCAAAATGGTCTTGGGTCTTAGGGTTTCTGCTCATATTTAATCGCTTGAAGATGATCCAGAATCGAACGACGAACTGTCGGAGCTGTCATAGTCCCACGAATCCGAAGATCCGCCGCCGGACGACTCGCCGCCGCCTGGCATGTCGGGTTCAGGTCCTGACGATATAAATATGTGACGGCATTCTATATTTAGATCCGGGACATCATTACTGCAACCGAAATGTAATGGTTCAGAAATAATATTTCTACGCCACCGGCAATCTGGGCACTTATTCCCGATATGTACGGATTCAAAAAGCTTTCCGCATTGAGTGCACTTTTTCATCATTTTATTTTTAACATGGCTTCGACATACATCGCCCTAAGTTTCTGGTTTTCCTCTTCAAGAATTTTTATTCTGGTTGTATCGCCAGTCATATATTCCTTTTTATAGTTGTATAAGGTTGATAAACTTATACTATAATCTTGACATATATCATTTACAGGAACACCGGAGTCATACTTATTAAGAATTTCCAAAATTACTTTTTGGCTTAATTTTTTCTTATCGCTTTTAGCGAGATGGTATCTTTTCCTACTCATACCCAAACATACACAATTTATACACAACTACAACTAAAACCGAGCGTACTTTTTAGGGTTGGTGATGAATTCTTCGTAGAAGGTGCCCAAAAGATAACGGAACGTGTCGCCGTGGTGTTGGCCTTGGTTCTTGTTCTTGATCAGTTCGCCGAATTCATCGACCTGCGCGCTGACGATATCCGCAATGGTTTTCTCGCAGTTCTCGGTAATGGTAAATTCAGCGTGCTGGAGAACTGAATTGCAAAGCACCCGAGAGTCGGTGATATGTAGGTTTTGTTTCCTGACCAGGATAGCACGATCGTGAAGCCGTAACTTCTCCTGGATAACTCGATAGTGGTTTAGATTGCCCCGGGTTAAAGCGCTGCGGCTGCGGCCGGTAGCGTCGCCCGTGATCTGAATATTGCCGGTCCAACGCGGATATTTCGCTGCCACAACCTCGCAGACCTCCTCAGAAGATCCGTTATTGATCTCGATCTCATCAAAAGCTGCCGAGCGCCACAAATCCAGCTGCTGCCCGATCAGGGCGGTCATGGGCTCTTTGTTAAAGTCGAACGAAACGGTAATCGGTAGGTGTGGATTCGGCACATAGCTGTCTTTCGGCCGAACGTGCTTAGCGTATGCGAAGGAGTAGAAGAAAGGATTATCTACCGCAAACGCAGTCCAATCGCCCAATATGTTGCGCTTGTACGTAAGCTCCTCCAGCATGGATTGATTTGCCATGTATTCCTCATCGTTCGCCAGCGTGGGGTTATCCATGATTGTAGCGGGCAGATAGAACCAGCGAGCCGGCAAAACATTCTTTGACCATGGATCGTAAACACGCTTTTTAGGCCATAACAGCGTCGGGTTGACGTTGGCCATGATTATCGGCTTCGGCATGGGGTTGATACCTTGCGCTTCCTGCTCGGGTGTTGGCTCGATCTTCCAGCGGCCGGCGCGTGTAAAGCAGACATCCAGCAATCCCTCCTGCAGTTCTTCAATCTGCTCGAGCAGGAAACCGTTTACCTCCAAACCTTTGAACCGATCAAAGTTTTTGTCCTGGTTGTAGTTCTCGGCCATGAAGATGATCCGGGAGCCGTTCGTAAACTCGGCAATGTGATCCTGCTGGTTGAAGTTGGCCAGGAAGTTAGTAGGCACTATCCGTTTGAAGGTTTCAAGCGTGGTGCTTTTTAAAGTCGGTATGGAATCCCGAATGATTACCCATTTGGAGCCGGGATAGAACTTGCAGAGCATTATCGCCGCGGCAATGCAGACATACGACTTACCGCCTCCCATCGCCCCGCCATAACAAAGAAAGGTGTATTTACCCGAAAAGACCGCCTCTATAAACTCTTGTTGCTTCGGGTAAGCGTTAAAGAGGACTTTCGTCTTAGAACTTGAGCTCTTGGCCGCCAATGTTGAATGATTGCGGTTCTGTCAGGGAGTGGGATATTTCTTGCTTGTCGCGCCATTTGCCTGGCTGACGGTTTTTAAGCCAGAATATCATTGAGGTTGGATCTGGCGGGTAATGCTCGACGTAATCTTGACTGACAATTCCGGCATCCTTATCGTAAAAGAACTTTGTAGCTTTTGCCTTGTAACCGGTTGCGCGTTTAAGCAGTGACATTGAGACCTTTGCGTCGGCTATCTCCTTCCCTTTCTTTAAGGACTCAAAGAATTGGGGATGCGCGTTCTTCCAATTGTTAATAGTTTGCTCTGTGACTTCGAAGAATGAAGCCATTTCTTTATCGGTAAGGCCTAAAAGAGCAAGTTTGTACGCGTTTTTATCGTGGTAACTGGCGTCGTACTTGGTTGGTTGTCCTGCCGGCATAAGGTGTTGCCCCTCCCAGGGCCATAAAGAAAAAGCCTGTCTCTGTAGCCGGAGTCTACCTTGCGCAAGGGACCCAGCTTGAAAAACAGGCTGATTAAACCATAGAATCTTTGTAAATTCTCATGCCGCGAATATGGCAAATTTTGCTTTAAATTCCAAGTTTATTGTTTTTTATCAATTCGGTTAACGATCCGAGTCCGAATACTTCGCGCTCTCGCCACCCTACTATCTCCTGACAAGCGCCGGTACAGAAGCATTGCTTGTTAGGGCAGCCTTTACGAATTATCTCTATGTCTTTTGCGGCCCAATCTTCGGAGCCTTTGCTCTGATCGTATTTAATCTGTTTCATTGTTTAAACTTTTAAATTTTGGCGTTACGTCTGGATCATTCACCCACAGATAAACAGTATCGTCATACAGCGGGTGTTTAAAATCCTTCCAATCGCCTAAAAGCTTTTCTCGGGCTTGTTTATTAGCGGCTTTCAGAATAGAGTGAACACGACTGTATTCCACGATCCTAAAATGGGGTTTGACATGCAGTTTTATTAAATCCCTGAATCGTTGCGCGGATCCGTCAGAATCACTTAAGTATTGATGGATTAAGCCGTTTGGAAGAATGCCTTTGATCACTCTACAATGGCACATAACATCGTAATAATCTCTATAATCGATTACCTTTTCGATGTCACCTTTGTACAAGCGAAGTTGTTGGCAAACTGTATCCATAACGGCGCAGTCATAGCCTAGATACCAGATTTCGCGCATAAAGGCATCTTCATCTGATCGTACGTTATCAATGCCTGGCGAATGTACTATTTTCTGAAACATAGGTTTATTTCTCCATTTTCTGCCATGAGACGACGAAACTTATGTCTATATAGTAATCTACTTCGAAAGGACAATTCCAATAAAAGCAATCCTTCATAACTCCGCCTATACGACAATTACATAACTCAGAACCATCTTTTATTAATATCCTGACGCGCTGTCCTACTCCGGGCAGTCCGTTAGCTATGGGTATCCACATAGTTAATCGTTCCAAATTGAGACAATTACCATGATAAAAAATACGATTAGAATAATCGCAAACGGAATCCACAAAGGCGCGGCTACCCACCACCAGGACCAGTCGATCACCTTGCAAAGTTTCAGCACAAGGAAGGCAATAAAGAGAGCGCCGCCGAAGCCTATGCCCTCAGTGTATGTTTTTTCTTTACTCATAATCACCAAATTTTAATGTTTTCTGTCTTCCTGATCCAGGCGTCTGGCCAATAAAAGGATATCAGCCTAACGCCAGTTTCTTCGCAAAGAAAAGTATCAGGGTCAATAAAGGTAGTTTCCGTGTACATTTTGCTGTGTTTGGCGCTATAGAGCGCTTCGGCCATAATCTCGCCTGCGAATACCAGGAGATATCGCTCGCCTTCTATGGGTTCGTCAGCCATTTGTAGTCGGGTTTATTCAAAACTTCGTTTACCTCCTCCCTGCTCCATACGGGTAGTCCATGTGAAACACGTTGGCCGCCGCGCAGAACTACACCTTCTTTTGCATCATATTGCATCTGCATGCTGGCAACATGCTTCCGTGCATCAGCGACTATTATTGCAGCGCTGATGGCTAAGGCGACCATCTTCATAGCTTCTTTAAAGGAGTTGTCTTCTTCAATAAGCTCAACCCGGTTTCTGCTTCCGTCTGGGATTACTTTCATGGTTTTAAAAGGTTAAGGGCCGACAGGAAGCCGGCCCCGGGGGTTGGTTTAGGATAAGGATGGGCGCGAAAGTGATCTCCAATATCGCAGCGCGTTTTCGAATTGACCCACAATTATTCTGATATTGATGTGTGGATTAATCCGGTCTAATTCACTACGATCGAAATAGAACGATTGCGGCATACCATACACGTCAGCAGTCCAAACGTATTGATCACGTTTAGCATCGACGGACGCCTCGACCTTCTCTCCGTTGAATGTGCAGTTCTCGCTGAACGCCATAAACAGAGCGTAATTCAGCTTTTTAGGGGAAATTATGATGCTTTCCATGCATATTGATGTTCGGTTGTCGCCCGTTCCCGCGTTTAAAATATTACTTCCATCTGTTTCGCTTGAAGGTATATGATTCGGAGTCAGCGTCCGGCCACATAGGCTTTTTCTTGGGCTCTGCCGGCTTAAACTGCTTAACGGCATACATAAAGCCGACGACCGCCAGGATCAGAAGGGGGACGCATGCAAGCGTCATGAGGGCGTAATTAGGATGCATATTTCAGGGTTTTATTGTGAATATCCTGTAAAAACTCTCTTTTGTCGGTTACATCGCCGTATTCGTCGTGGTGAGTGCGGCAAAGCGCCATTAAATTCTCTATCACGTCCTTTTTCTTAGTTCCACCCATGCCACGGGATTTGATGTGGTGGATATCAACCGCCTTCGCGCCGCAGATCTCGCAGGGGATGAAATCGGATATGTCGTATCCGAAATGCTGCATGTAAATGCGTGTCCAAGGCTTCATGATTCCGGGGGAGGCTACGATTCTCCTAAATCACGCTAGACCCGGAATTACCAATCAATCCAAACTAAATAAGCAAAACTCCCGAAACGATGTTTTTATTACTCTAAAAATACCTTGATAGTACGGCACTCCTGGACATTCTCCATATTTGGCCCAGCTAACCAACACATACGGCATTGGTTAACACAGATATTGTCTCCGCAAAGATGTGTTGTGGCGAGAGTCCGCCAATCTTCGCACGTCTGTTCTAGATTTACAGATACATCACCGCCGGAATGGCTTGTCGATTCCAGATACTCGGGTGTAAATTCTTTGCCCGATGCTAATCCCTTAGCAATAGCCACTTGTAACTCGTCCTCTGTTAGGTTTCCTGGTCCTACCGAACTCTGCGCGCTCGCGCCCACCACAGCAAACAACCCCACAACGAGAGTAAATATTAACTTTTTCATAACTAAAACATCGGGCTACTTCTATTCCGCACGCCCGGCGGGTTATGTTTTAAAGATGCGAGGCAGGATTCGTATACCTGCATTTCCGACCATATCGGACTCAATTTGTTATCTCGGATTGACATTTTTACCGAATCTTTCCGCGTGCTTCGAGCTTCCGCCACTCGCATCTTATATCTTAAAAAACACGTCCCGGGTTTACTGTGGCCTACAGTGAGCTCCGGTATGCCCATTTTTCAGAGTCCGTGTTTTTATATCTTAAAGGCGCACGGCAGGGTCGTGTAATATCCCCGCATTCAGTCTATTTTCTTAGTTTATAGCCAATAATCGTTTCGGGCGAGTATGACTGATTAACTAGGTCCTCCGCTTACATGACACCATCAAAGATGCCAAAGGTTTATAGCCCAATAGTACGTTCGGTTTTGGCCTGCAACGTATCTGTGCTGCGTATACTTTTTCCGCCACGTGCGCCATTAATTTCTATCTTATACGTTTACTTTGCCCATTTTCAGATCTGCCAAATTTTGATCTTTACGGGCATACACAAGACCCTCATGAAAGGCCTCGATAAATACCAATGCTTTTGTTCTGTTTATCTTCTCTTCGGCAGGAATAACAATTTGAATTTTCATTCCGTTTATGTCCGCCGACACGACACAGTTACCGGTATCACCGTTGTATTGCGTTCTCGTGCATCGATATAGAACGGAGCCTAATTTCAATTCGAAATCCATATAAAAAGCTTTTAGTTTCAAAGAAAGGGGAACACGTCCCCTGTACGTCTCTCGCGATTCTGGCTCTTATCCATTCAGCCTATCCTGAACGTAAACACCAGGTAACCCGATCACTCCGATATGCCTTCGTAGTCCGAAACACTGGCCTTTCTCTGAACAGGGGTCATCCGACCAGTAAAGCACTCCCTGAACTCAGCAGCGAACCTGCTGCGATCTGCCGGACCGGTATCTTAAGCCCGGATCAAATGCAGAACCTCATTTTTCAAATTAAACCCCTGACAATCGCCAGGGGGTAAGCTTTCTTGTAAAGTGGACATCAGGTTCTTCGTATAGCCCCTGCAACACTTCCCGATTTGTTATGATGTCCACCGGGTAGACATCGCCGCTGCTTAGTATAGAGTGAACGCGCCCTCACTCACCCTTGCGCTCTGTAAATTGCCTTCGGTATCCAAGGGTATAGAGTTAACCTGCAGGCATTCAGAAACCCGTCTTTCCGGTTGTCACAAGGATAATTTATGTAACCGCTTTTCCTCGTTGAATGCGGAATATGAGTTGCGGGGGCCTGACTCGAACAGGCGACCTCCAGGTTATGAGCCTGGCGAGCTGACCAACTGCTCTACCCCGCCATGTACTCCGATTACGATCACATAACCGGAGCCTAACATTTAATGAAATGAAAAACCCAGCCGTCTGCTGCGCGTTTCGTACATCGAAAGTGATTCGAACACTTGACCCTCTGCATGTAAGGCAGATGCTCTACCAACTGAGCTATCGATGTGTGTGGCCGGAGAAAAGCTCCTATTCAAAACTCCGGCCGTTGAGCTTCTATCGGTACTCAATCGCCTGCTCTTAGGCCATGCAGGAAAGCGGAACCCTACTATCAATTATAAATTTACCATTATTTTATCCTTATAAACTTAACGCCGTTGATTTCAACCAGGTCTACTCGATTTGAATTTATCAGCTGATAAACCCAACTGCGATTCGTCCCAATCTTTTTTGCATAGTTTTTTACGGTTAAAAGGTTATCGGTTTCGATTTTCATATCCTACCTCGTTGTGTCGATACAAATGTACAGCACGGCTGTACAGAAAAGCAAGCGACAGCGTAAAAATATTTTCAAAAAAATATTTCAAAATATTTTCAATGCACACTTGCGTAGTACGCGACACTTGTCTACATTTGATCATCAACCAAACGAAATATGAAAACGACAACATTCGAAACAGCACACGGAACACGCGGAACGGAGGTAAAAGAGTTCATGTCTTTTATAGACGACCGCGAGCAGGAATGCATTGCGATTGTAACATGGGAATACGTAATCGGATCAGAGACGATTGTAACATCGATCAACATCAACCCGATATGCTGGTATGTAATGCCCGACTGCGATCTGATCTTCCTTGCCTACGACTTTATCAAGGAATCGCACACCGGCCGTGTTTCATTCGAAACAAGAGGCTCGGTATCAATAACCGGATCTCCAAACAAAAACTAACACCAGCCGGGAAAGTACCGGTGAATGATATGAAACGCAAACAACCTACGATGTCTCAAAGATCACTCGGTGGAGGTGATTTTGCACCACCTAATATTCAGCGTTTATTGGATGCTAAAAGACTTGAAAAGCAAAAAAGTTGTCCTCGGTGTGAGGTATGCGGAAGAAAGCTTAATCCTCAACATACTGTTTGGCTGGAATTAGGTGTATTCTCAGGATACTATTGGGAGCCGAAAGATTTTCCTAAAGATGATGAAAGTCAAGGATGTTTCCCTTTCGGTATTGAATGCTGGAAAAAAAAGCTTCAAGAGAATCCATTTTATCAAGAAAAAGAACAACTGACGAGGCTTAAATGAAACCCCGCTTTATCCGCATCATCGACAGCAAGGCTTTCGAGATCGCCGTCTGCGTGCTTATCGCCAGTGCGGTTGTATCACTGATAAGATTAATAATCCAAATTTATAACACATGAAAATTGAAACAGCCAAATCGGTATTTATAAGACATAAAGAGTCGTCTTATGGAACATTCCTTTGGAACAATCTAGGTGACCTTACATTAACATCAGATTGGGGGTCTTTTGGATACTCATGGCGCGCATTTGGAGATGACTTTGAGAATTTCCTTATCGGCACGCAGCCTGATTACATTATTAGCAAGCTAGAGCAAGATTTCAGGGTTTACACAAAGAGAAATGTGCCTAAGCATGTATACCAGCATCTAAGCACATTGTTCACTGAATTTCAGAAAGCCTTAAAAGAATCCCGCTCATGATACCCAAGCTTACCGACTTCTCTAAAGAGGAGTTACAATATGCAATTGACCTAATCCGTGCCGATCTTAATATTAACATATCTTTTCGGACTCTTGGATTCAGGCTAACGAAAGAAGAAAATACATGCTGCCAATGGCTGACCAAGCTAACCGAAGCCCTCCAGGAAGTAGAACGAAACGAACGAATACAATCAAATTAAAATATGAGATACACACCGAAGGATAAGTATGACTTTGACGAGTTGAAAGATCTAAACGCTGAGCAATGGCAACTTGATTTACTGAAATTAAATCCAGAATATTGTTCATGGGGCAATTTCGAAGACGGAATGTCAAAAGAAGGTAAATACTGGGATTGTCGCGTAGATCTTGAACGCTGGTCTGAATTTGGCTTTAAGCAAATCGATTCATTTAATGAGTGCGTAAATTTCTACTTTGAATTGTACCGCCAGTCCAAACCTTGCACGCATTGTGATAGCTCTGGATATAATCCGGCAACACACAGAATTTCCGAAGACTTCTACGATTTTAATGAAAGGGGCACTCGTTGGGTTGACAAGATCACACAGGATGAAGTTGAAGCATTGCAAAATAATGATCGACTGAGAGTACACGGAAAGAACGGGTGGGTTAAAAAAGAAGGCCTGACCGCCGAAGAAGTTAATGAGGCAAATAGAATCGGAGCACGTGGTTTTTCGGATTTTAGTCACGACAGCATAAACAGAGGCATCCTTATAAGAACCAGGGCAGAGAGATTAGGTGTATGGGGATACTGCGATAAGTGCAATGGTAATGGATACGTCTATACTCAAGAAAAAGCAAATATCGGATTTCAGGCATGGATACTACATCCAAGAAGGGGCGTGAGTCGTGGAGTGTATGTTAAAAACATATTGCAATCTGAACTACCGGAGGTATTCGCGTACTTAAAAACTGCAAGAGAACGTAACAACGAAAGATTTTCAAAAATATGAGCGAAAACCAACTAACCGTAAAGAACCTCTTTGGCCGAGACGAAGTCCGGAACAAGTTTCAGGAAATGCTCGGTAAGCGTGCCCCATCATTTATCACGTCGGTGTTGCAAATCGTAGCCTCAAATCAGCTATTGGCAAATGCTGAACCAAACAGCATATACCATTCTGCAGCGGTGGCTGCTACGCTTGACCTACCGCTGAATAACGCCCTCGGATTCGCTTATATCGTGCCTTATAATCAAAAGGACGACAAGGGAGTGTATCGCCAGGTAGCGCAGTTCCAAATAGGCTACAAGGGGCTAAAACAACTCGCGCTACGGAGCGGGCAATTCAAGATCATGAATGCTACGGATGTGCGTCAGGGCGAGATTGTTAAGCATGATCGCCTTACCGGAGAGATGCAATTCAAGTGGATTGAAGACGAAAACGAGCGCGATAAACTGCCGATCATTGGCTTTGTAAGCTACTTTGAATTGCTGAATGGCTATACTCAGACGTTCTACATGACTGTCAAGAAAATCGAAAAGCATGCAAAGCGATTCAGTAAGACTTACCAAAAAGGATTCGGCCTTTGGAAAGATGATTTCGAATCTATGGCGATGAAGACCGTGACAAAACTTAATCTCGGCAAGAATGCCCCGCTCTCTATTGAAATGCAGAAGGCTATAATATTCGATCAGTCAGTAGTGAAGGACGCCGAAACAGCCGATGTTACTTACGTTGACAATGTGGATGATACCGCAGAACAGCTGCCCGAAAATCCAGAATCATCAAGGTTGTTTGATCTGATAGAAGCGGCTGAGACAGTGGAGGAGCTTGAGGGATACGGTAAGTATCTACAACAAGATCATTTAGACGCATACACGGTAAAATTGGACGAACTTAAAGCCGCCAGAGATGCCAAAAAATGATTTTTCAAACTACAAATTCCGGTGCTCGTCACTAGGCAAACTGATGACGGATGCCCGGAGCGGTGGTGGCCTTGGTGAAACTGCCAAGGCCCACTTACTAGAATGCTGGATTCGTGAACGCTATGGCAGAGACCATGAAATAATATCCAAGTATATGCAGAAGGGTGTAGCAGTCGAAGAAGCAGCCATTACACAATACTCTTTGCAGAAAAAGAAGTTCTTCAAAAAGAATGTCGACAAGCTTGAAAACGAGTTCATTACCGGGACGCCAGATCTGTATACCGGTGAGTCCATCAAAGAAGCAGAAGAAATAATCGACATAAAATCGTCCTGGGATATCTTCACTTTTTGGGCGAACTTTCATAAGCCCCTAAACAAAGATTACCGGTATCAGCTGTTGGGCTATCAGGCACTCTCTAATGCACGTAAATCGAATCTTGCATACGAACTGGTATCAACACCAAGCAAGTTTATTGAAGACGAGATAAACCGAAAAAAATGGGACTGGGGCAACATAGATCCGGAATCAGACCCAAATTTCATGCAGCTCGTAGACTACATCCGGTCATCCATGCGGTACGAAGACATCCCGCTGTCTGAGAAACTGATCGAATTCGAAATACCGTGGGATGAAAACGAGGTCGACAAGATCTATGAACGTTGCAAGGTCGGTCGTAAATTCATGCAAGAACTAGAAAATGCGATATGAAAAACTCAGAACCACAAACCCTAAAAATTCTGACGCACCTTTTAACCGGCTCAGAATTGACTACACTGGAGGCTTTTAAGTACTTCGGATGTACACGCCTGTCCGCCCGCATACTCGACCTGAAAAGGAAGGGATTCTACATCAAACGAGAGATTGTAAAGAGCGATCAGAAATACGTAACAGCCTATTCATTATGAGCAGCAGCAAACGCCATCCGTACTTACGCGGATACGAGTTCTGGAAGAAAAACAGATTCTGGAACGCAATAAAGAACCTGTCTCCGGCTGGTAAGCAGTACTACGAGACGTGGTTATCGGATCTAAAGCAGGGCGACAAACAGGCTAAACCCAACAACCTATGAAAGATCCGCACGACCACATCTCCGGCATCATCATCGCGACGGCGGCCGGGCTTATCATCGCCATCGCTTTAGTCACATTGTCAACTTTAATTTTTTAACTATGAACGAAAACGAAAAGACATTTTCCGAACTGCCAAATAACGTGCAGGCAATTTTACTATCTATTGCGAATGAATGCAAGCGCGCAGAAAGCAAGCATCCACATTGGCCGACATCAGCCACAGATAAAGAGCAAAACGGAATGATTGCTGCGGCTGCAATTCTGCAAGAGGAAAGTGGAGAATTGATTCGTGCGGCGGTACAATATGACCGTGAGGGCGGAAGTATTGGCGAAGTGATGAAAGAAGCGGTACAAACTGGCGCCATGGTTGTTCGTCTCTTAAAAAATATACCTGGTCTATGATTCCTGCCACCTTCCTACTTCTCTCCATACCGATCGCTGTGGAGACGCGCAGCGACTACGTGCGCATTGTACACAAGAAGCAGACCGACAACCATAAGTCTGATATGCTGCCTCGAGCAATTCTGATTATCGCCTGCGGGGCGCTGGATATGTTTTCCGTAACACAATCGTTTTCCTGGCTACAGCTTTTGCAATCCATTATTCTGGGGATTGCCTGGTTCTGGTTAGTGTTCGACTATCTTCTAAACAAATTCATAGGCCGCAACACTTTCTATTTAGGAAACAGTTCAGCAATGGACCGTAAACTGCGCGAGTGGCCATGGATACTTGTTTTGTTTGCGAAACTATGGGCTTTCATCGCGGCGGTCATGTTCTACTACCATCTGGATTTAATAATAAGATAATTTATGAAAGGTAGGTTCCAAGCAAGTTATACATCGGTTAAGATTTATAATATGAAAAGTGAAACACCATTACGACTGCCGTCTGGGAAACTCAGAGAACGTGGGTATGTTGTAAGAATACTGGATCTCGAAGCATGCCAAACATTTGCAATAGAGATTTTGCCTAACCGTGGACGCGCCATGCAAAGAGCGAAGGAAGTTAATTCATGGGATTTTGTATTCACTGAACCTTTGGATTTAACAAATGCACTATGAAACCAATATGCCAATGCGGCCGTGAAAAAAGGCCGTACACAAAGCACAAAAAGCACATAAAAGCTACCGGCGAAGAGGTCATATACACTAACATCGCCTGGCGGTGTCATCACTGCAACAACAAACAAAGTAGAGAGAATTACCAATTTAAAAAACGAAAACATGATTCGAATCACAATGGACACGGTCAAACTGGCCGACAGAACGTTAGGGACTATGTTCGATCAGAACGGAGTGGAGATCGCTAAGACGCTGGAACTCCCCTGGCTGAACAACGCCAAAGGCAAAAGCTGCATTCCGCCAGGCGTTTACCACGTCAAGAAACAGCCACCGAAGCCGGGCAGGGAATATATTTACTTCCGCCTTCCGGATTCAGAGACGCACCGCACCGGCATCCTGATTCACATCGCCAACGATGTCGACGACATCTCCGGATGTATTGGCGTAGGGAAGCGATTTGCCAATTACAACACCGCGCGGCCCACTCTTGCGGAATCTACGGCGAAAATGAAATGGCTCGCCGACAACCTGCCTGATGAATTCGAATTGGAGATTAAACGCCGCGACCTATGAAATTAAAGCACCCAAACAAAGCAATCAAAGTACACACCAGCGAGCCTGAAGGATACCGAGGAAGCTACAGATTCGTTTTTAGCGACAAAATAGAAGGCTGGTATACTGGCCACGGTGATAAGTACAACGGCAGGCAGCGCGACTACAGCCGGCGTAAGAAACATCTTTGGAACAACTATAAAGGCTTGCAGGCGCCAGGATAATTTTGTAGGTTTGTTACGACAATTCGAAATGCTGTGCAGCGGCATAAGGATTTAACAAAACATTATAGATCCTTCGGGGGTTAGTAGGTGCTGCACGCCGAACGCCGCCGGAGGATTTTTAATTTTATGGCAGTATCTAAAAAAACAAGATTTGACGTTTTTAAACGCGATGGATTTAAATGTCAATATTGCGGAAGGAATCCGCCAATTGTAATACTTGAAGTTGATCATATAATTCCGGTTTCGAAGAATGGAACGGATCGTATAGATAATTTAGTAACCTCCTGCTTCGACTGCAATAGAGGGAAAACAAATGGACTGCTAACTTCTTTGCCCAGGACTACAGCCGAAAAAACAAAAGAACTAAAGGAACGCGAATTGCAGTATAAGGAGTACTGCAAAGTAATGGAATCTATTGCTGCGCGTGAGCAAAATGAAATAGAAAAAGTAGACGAAATATATAGTTCGTACTTCAATGAGTTTTGCCTAAGTGATAGATTCAAAAACGGAAGCCTAAGACGATTCATAAAATTGATAGGATTTCATAAAGTTGAAAGGGCAATGCATAACGCATGTACCAGAGTATTCGATTCAGATAAGGCTATAAAATACTTTTGCGGGATATGTTGGAATGAAATAAATAACCAGTAAATGCTATGGCTAAGAGATTCATAGATACTGGCTTATTCGATGACGAATGGTTTTCGGAATTGTCAGTTAATTCAAAACTTTTTTGGATTTACTATCTAACCAAATGCGACCATGCTGGGCTGCTCAAATTCAATAAAAAGTTGATTGAATTTCAGACCGGAATAAACTCTTTAGATACTGTTATTAAAGAGTTAGGAGACCGTATTGTAAGAGTTAACGAACAGTTATTTTTTTTACCCAAGTTCATAAAATTTCAATATCCGGACTTCCCGAAGTCAAAGGTCCGAGCACAGGCCAGTGCAATCGAACTTTTAATAAAAAACGGCCTTTGGGACTCAGAAACAAATAATTTTAAAGAGTTAGATAACAGTTACCAAACAGTTACCAAAGAGTTTAATAACTCTTATGGTAATGACAATGGTAATGGATATGGTTCTGTAGAAATAAATAAAGAGCCCGAAGTTGAATTTTGGCCAACCTTCGAAGACTTCTGGGATAAGTATGACAAGAAGGTGGGCAAACCTAAATGCATCGACCTCTGGGGTAAGGTAAAGCAGCCAGACCGAGAACTAATAATGCAACATCTGGACACCTACCAAATGAAAGACAAACAATACCGGCTAGACCCAGAACGGTACTTGAAGCGAAGAACTTGGAACGACGAAGTAATTTTGACAAACAATGGACATACAAAAACAAACCGGAAAGAATCTCCCGAAGACCTTGCAAGAGCTTTCGCAGAGCGCGTTGTGCTTCGCTCTAACGGAGAAGAACTACAAAGCGGCTGGTGATGCACTTCCTAGAACCATTCAGGACGCAATAGGACAGCCTACAATCAACGAAGTGGCCAAAGTGAGTGGAAGGGATAGCGTTGTTGAATTCGTACAGGGGGAGCTTATTAAAATGGCTGCCATGGTATCGGTTGGAAATAACCTCAAGAACGCTCAGGTAACTTTCATCGCGACTCAATTAATTGAAATATTCCCGAATGAATCACTGGCTGACCTCCGGCTTTGCTTTCAGCGAGGGTGTATGGGACAATATGGCGAGATCTTCCGCATGGACGGTATCGTGTTGCGCGGTTGGATGGAGAAATACCTCGACGAAAAGTACCAGGTGGTAGAATCAAACTTGATGAAGGAAAAGGATTCCTACAAAGATATCGCGCCAGCCAAGGAAGCTAAAAAAGAAGGTAAGGATTGGCTTAAGGTGTGGCAGGAAGAGATTGAAAAACAACCGGGCGGCGGAAAGGTGCCAGCGATGACGGACGCAGATGTCCTGAAGTATGGCCAACGAGAGCCTCCGCGGAAGCCATCCGCTACAGCGGGGTATAAATACTTTCCTGTGAAAAACATTCAAATCCAAGCCCTGACGCAAGAGCACGCCGAAGAGCTTGTGGAGCTCATGATTACCCGAGGAACGCTCGTAAAAAATGAAGATGGAACTTTAACGCAAACCAAATGAAAATTAAGTGCTTCTTATTGGGACATCGCGGACAGATTATAGATTGCCTCTATTACGCATGCACAAAGTGCCACAAGCACGATTACTACGACAGTGATTATGAAAACACGCTGCCAGACAGGTATTGGCGATTAAAATGCGACATACGATACTGGTGGCACAGTAGATTCCATCGCTGCGGCGGTTGCGGTAAGTGGAAGCGACTATTCAACCGGTGGATTGGAAATCACGACGATTGTTTACCATTTTAAAATAATAAAACAAAAAGTAGCCATGACAACCGAAGAACTACTACCGCACATTAAAGCGCTTACCGAGATCGAGTTCGCGAACTTGATGTCAGAACTCAGAACGCACATACGGTCCAATAAAATGGAGCATACACTTGCCGAAGCCGGTGGAAATAATGAAGATGATGTCGTAGAGCTTACGATGCAAGTCGAAGATCTTACTGACGAAATCATTAGCCTGAAGGGGAGGAATCGAGATATGGCTTTAGAAATCGTGTCATATCAAAACCAAAAAGAAGAGCTTGAAAAGCAGATCCAAGACCTGAAAGACAAAGCATTGATTAACCAATCAGAAAACGCCGCAAGAGGCATATAGATAATGAAATTTTTAAACGCAGCACAATTCGCATTCATCCTTGACATGAAACAGGAAGATGCGCGCGCCATGATGTGCCGAGCATGGGCAAAAGCTAAAGGCATTCAAAATGCAGCCGCTTGGGAACGTACAAGGGCAGGATCAGATACCTACAAAATAGTAGACCCATACCCGCGGGTAATGGAAATATCCATGCTGGCCGAAAATCTTAACCTGCCTACTCTTCAGCAGTCTTGCGACGACATCGAAAACAATTACCTGAAGCGCCCAGGTTCGCGCAAATGGATTTTGTGCGACTATCCAGAGAAGAAAATAGGCGCCGGGGATGCTCTGAAAATACCGAAAGCGCTTGACTCCCTGTTGCCGACATCGGTTAAAGTCCAGATTCTGGACGAATGGAAAGCCCGATATCCTTTGGCCACCATAAAAGCGTAGCAGCATGACATACAGGCTAATCATAGCAGGAAGCCGAAACGCGCAAAACCCGAACATCGAAAGGATCATAGATGCCGAGGTTAAGCATCTTTCGGGCACCTTCGATGTCGAAATTGTCACTGGTGATTCTGGTAATGTAGACGGCACTGGCAATAAATACGCTATCAAAAACGGTCATAACCTCATGCGTTTTAACGCTAAATGGAAGGATGGGCTGCGCGCCGGTCCTGCGCGGAACAGAGAAATGGCAAATTACGCCAACGGTCTTTTGGCTTTCTGGGATCGTAAAAGTCGGGGCACCATGAATATGATTCAGGAGGCCATGAAAAGAGATCTAAAGGTGAACGTTTACGACCTTATCAACAATTGTTACATGGGCATTGATGAATGGACCGAGTTAACCAAAAAATAGAAAAACACTTAAAAATTAAATACTATGTACATCGGACAAATCGTAATCGCATTCATTCCTGAGTTTAATCGCGGGCAATTCGGCGGAGCTAAAATAGCGCCAGCTATAATCTCTACCGCAAACCCTGGCTCTCCGTACGGACTTACGGTAATGGGCGGACCTCACATGACGTTCGTGAATGCCACGGAGGCATTTGAGGGGGATGTTGCATTCAGCCTCGAGAGCGAATTCGTCTTTATGACGATTGAGAACTGCAACAACATTGGTATTAGTTTGGAAACATCTACACCAGCGTGGTAATGACTAGATCCGAAACATTAATGGGGGCATTAGGGTGGGTAGTGTCGGCGTTCGTCGCTGCCCTCCTCTTCATGCAAATCCGTCACCGTAACGAGGACAAGTCCGAGTACCAGGAGATCTTGCAAGAGAAACAGGATAGCATTCGCTATCATCGCTCCGCCACGGGCCAGCTGGTAGCCTCCAAACTGGCGGCCGAAGCTGATCGTGACAATGTTATTCAGGCGTACGGCCAGGAACTCGCGGAGATCCGCAAAACCTTCGGCATCGAGGCTAAAAACATACGAGCGTTCGTAAAGGCAGAGTTTGCCGCGCGCGGCTCAGGAACTACTGTCGTCAGAGATACCGTTTTTATCGACTCTACAGGCGTTCAAATTTCAGAGCACAGCTTTGTACTCGACGACGGATATCTTTCAATGTCGGGCCATTTCCGTGAGAAATCAGGCCTGTCTTACAAATACTCGTACCGAGATTCTGTTACCATCGTGTCGCACCTGCAAAAACATGGACTTTTCAAGCCGCGCCGGCTCTACGTGGACGCTGCTTTCGCCAACCCGAACAACAAAATAACCAACCTGCAGAACATCCAGGTCACCGACTACAAAGACAAGCGCTTCGGGATTGGACCTTTCGTCGGGTATGGCATTTCAAACACCTGGCCGCCGCAGGTCAGCGTGGGTATTTCAGTTCATTATTCTTTAATTCGGTTTTAAATGCGCGTTTTAGTTGCTTGTGAGGAGTCTCAAACAGTTTGCAAAGCTTTCCGTGCTCGAGGACATGAGGCATTTTCGTGTGATATACAGAAATGCAGCGGAGGCCATCCAGAATGGCATATCCATGATGATGTTATGTCGCATCTGAATGACGGATGGGATTTAATGGTAGGCCATCCGCCATGCACCTACATCGCAAATGCAGGTCAGTCGAACAAATCGAAACCAGGCATGTGGGATTTACGAGAGGCTAAAACTGCCGAGGCTATCGAATTCGCTAAAGCACTTTACTATTGTAATATCCCGCGAGTAGCAATCGAAAATCCAATTGGAGTAATGAATACCCGTTGGCGTCGTCCAGATCAGGTAGTACAGCCGTTTTACTTTGGTGATCCCTACAGAAAATACACAGGGCTTTGGTTAAAAGGGCTGCCAAAACTCGTATGGACACGACAAGACGATTTATTCCACCAGTCATCATACGTACCGCCAATGGAACCTACACACACCATGGTTAGAAAGGGTTCATATAGAACAGGGACAATCAGAAAACTATACTGGCAAGATATGTTGCCGAAAAAGGATAGAGCAAAAATAAAATCAAAAACCTTTGACGGAATAGCTCGCGCGATGGCCGAACAATGGGGATAAATTCACTACAACCTAATCAGATTTTGATATGAGATACTTCTATGTAACGTACCAATATAAAAACGGCTTTGGCTCGTACCCGTGCTCATGTGCTTCTTATATCAGCCTTACGGACATGCAAAAATTGGCTTACGAACAAATTCGCAAGGAACTCCGACCGGATACTCATAAACTTGTACTTATATCCAACATCATCGAGTTAAACGAACAGGACTATAACGACTTTGTAAAATGAAAACAGAACAACTACAGGAAGCAAAAGACAAGGGCGCCCAAATGCAGGGATTTACATCTTTTGTAGGAATGATGGGTACTGATAACCTTAAATCAGGCCGTATTGAAGGATCTATAAACAATGCTTTAGGTATAATATTTAAGGCCGGGCAAGATGACCAAGCGCAATTTTTCGGAGAGCAACTGACTAATCAAGTTGCAGTTATTGTCAAACTCCGTAAGGCATTGGAAGAAATCGCCGAGTACGGCCCAATCATGCGATCATCTGCGCACGATGATATAGACGATCTTAAACGAATCGCGCGGGAGGCGCTGGGAGAATGAAATACAAACATACTTTTTTGTAAAATATTTTAAAGTTAATGGTGGATATTAAAAATGATCCGCCTATATTTGAAATAATATTACATAAAAAGTATGATAACAAGACAAATACAGAATCCGCACGACACTCCTTTAAGATTCCAGCGCACTGATGATGGATTTTTTGATGCTACAAAGTTACTTCGCGAGTATAATGAAAAAGTTATTGGATCAGACATTAAGCACATGGAGAAGTACAAGACGAACAAATCCACCAAAGAATACATTTCTTTTCTACAGGAAAAGTACGGTGTTCGCCCAATGGTAACTTCTAAAGTTGGAACATGGATGCATCCTCACCTTTTCATTGATTTTGCCATGTGGATTAGTCTTGAATTTAAAGATATGGCTATAAAATGGATTCTTGACGGGCTAATCCAGGAGCGTAACGACGCAGGCGATTACGCAAACGATTTGAAGGCTGCTATAATTGAGCGGCACTTTGAATTTTCTGGCTGTAAACCAAGCCCTATGGTTTACCAAAATGAATTCAGGATGATAAAGGAAATTGTTGGCATAGATGATCGTAACCAGGCCAACGAGAAGCAGCTAAAAACACTAAATACGCTTCAGCAATTTGACATTCACTTAATAAAAGAGAAGGTGGGTAAATCATCACGCGAAAAACAGCTTAAAAGGCTAGCCTCCGCTATTCATCCAATGAAACCGGTCTAACCGGTTTCATACTCCTTTGATCCGGGCGTGTATTGGTATCGACTGTACTGTCTTAGCCATTCCCTGGTGGTCTGTAACCACTTCTCCCCGGCGGTTAAGGCAATACTCAAGTCCGCGTTCACGATCCATTCCAGTTCTGAAATAATATCTCTCGTATAGGGATTCTGAGCGCCGTAACGCTCTTTCAATGGCCTCAACAATGACTGGATCATTCGTTGTATAATAACCGTAATCACGCCAACCATTGAAGCGGCCGGGCTGATGCTCGACCGGTGGTTGAACTCGAACATCATTGATTCGAATGCCTGCCGCTGTGCTTCGATCTGCTCCTTTAGCAGGGCGACAGTAGATTTCAAACGCCTGATACGTCGCTCTTGCAAGAAGTATGCAATACCGAAGCCAACGAGCAAAGAAAGTATCACGTTCATTGTTTAATATGACTGCCTCCATAGTGTTTGAGTAAAAAGTTCACCGGAAAAGACACTCCAAATGCGACTATTTTTACCGTATTCATGTCGAATCCGGGCCAAATAATATCTTCGCCATACCGCAGCATAAAGTCAAAAAGTGCTGCCAGTTCCGCGAAAAAGAGTACCGTGAACTGAAATTTTAGATCCTTGAAGGAATATCCCAACGCCGCCCATATACATAGATAGCTAACGAATACGCCGATGTAGTAGGCGTAAAAAGAGTGTGTGATTAAAACATCTGGCGCAAATGGGAAAAACGACAC